AGCATTACCCGCTGTTCGTAATCTGGAAGATACTTTCCAAAGAATGATTATGAATTCAACACGGGTAGTATAAACAAAAAACCCCGCACTAGGCGGGGTCTAAACTTTTATTAAAAGAGTTTAATCTTCTTCGGCCAACTTGCTGAAGTATGCCATATCATCGTCATCTGTGCCAACAAGATCAACTGGTGCCTTTTTAGGTGCAGCCTTTGCTTGTTCCACAGTTGTGCGAGCTCTTGGACCACCATCTTCATCAATACTGGTTGTGATACCAAGTACTTTGTCGAGGCGAGTCTTCAAAGAATCATATGGTTTGAATTCTTTGTCAGCAACCAACTCCAATAATGAAGCTTGTGACTTCCAAATCTTTTCAAGTGCGTCATCATCATTCAACAATGGTGATGCAGATTCGAATTCAGACTTATCATAGTTTTGATAGCCTTCAACTTTACGAATCTTCAATTTGAAGTTAGCACCAGTCCACATATCAAATGGGTTGATTGCTGTTTCATCTTCAAACGCAGGGTTCATTGCCTCAGTAATCTTATCAAAGATTTTCTTACCGAACTTGAACAATTTAACTTGCCCTTCGTTCTCAGGATGCTTTGGATCACTTACGATGTACACGTTAGCAATGTAATTGAGTTTACGCTTTTGTTTGCGTACAATCTCTTTGTTGGCTTCTACACCAGAATTCCACAAACGATTGTTGTGTTCACACACGGGACATTGCTGATTCTTGGTTGTCAAGCAGTTGTCAATAAGCCAACCACCAGGACCTTGAAAGCCATGTGAGAAGATTTTGACCCATGGAAGGCCATCATCACCGTCTTGTGGAGATGCAGGAAGAAAACGGATAGTTGCCATGCCGTTACCTGCTTTGTCAACCTCTGGTCGCCAGAAGTTTTCTTTGTCAGATGCACCTTCAGTTGATGCATTGAGTTGTTCAATCGCCTTGGTTAGCTTGTCCAAATTACCAGACGATTTTTTAAGTTTAGAGAAATCTACCATAATTTACCTTTCGTATTAACGGAGTATAGTGTATAAACGGATTATCCACATGATGCATTATATAACATTATTTAGGCGTTGTCAAAAGTAAAGTTTCAACATTGCCAAGGTGTTAGGCACATCCCTATGCCAGATTGCATGACCACCTGCTATACGCCAATCAGTAATGACACTTTCGGTATCATCAATGATGAGGGTGTCCTCTCTGGCATATTCTTTCTTTAGTTGTTTACCCGGTACAAAATTACGTTTGAATGTAATTCCGTGGGAGTTCAACCAAATCTCTTTTTGTTTTGAAATGTTTTCGTGACTGTCTTGTCGAGCAGTCGATGAAAGTATCTCTGTCGGCACTGGTGCATTTCGTAAAAACTCCAGTAATTCACTAGCGTGTGGCATCATTTCAAGTGTTTCAAAGTTTTGCCCATGAATGAATTGATTGAACAGATTAAATTGTTTTTTGTCCCGAATTTGGTCTGGACTCTCATTGAATAGTTTTTTGTAACGGGCAACAAAGTCGCATATTACACCATCCATGTCCAGGTAGATGCAAGAAATTTTTAGTTTACTCATATTATTTCCAATGAAATGGGCACTTGGCCTGTTTTTTCTCGGCTGTAGTTTTCTTAGCTCTCATCATTTTAGTTAGACCATTATGAAAGAAATATTTAAATGGTTTGATTTTGACTTTCTTAACATCATCAACCACTTCATACCTCAATTCAACATCCTCATCAGTTAGTGGTATAAATTTTGCAAGTGGACTACCAGCCCTAATCATTATTTCTTTGTTACCTTGGTTCTTATTGACCATCAAAAAAACATTTGTGGTTGTCTGATTATAGAAGTCTGTGATACCAGGTGTAATTGAATAACAATCTGAATTGACAGCAAAAACATTTTGAGTCATAAGAAACTTAATGTCTCTATTGCAAGTAAATTCCCATGGAGATTCCATTTTAAATATGTGGTATAAATCCAATGCTCCCGCAGATTGTTCATCTTCATGGTAAGCAATTCGGTTATCAGCCGAAGCAATGGCTCGAGCATTACCATCATGCATTACAATTGAATATTCTGCCCACATGGGTACAATAAAACCATAATTATTAAAATTATTGATGCCATAACAAGAACGTATTGTTGATTGCTTTTCTGGAGCATTGTCAACAAACGGACTATTTCTTTTTTCTAGTTTTTGAAACTTTGATTCTAATGTTTTGTAATAAGGAGGATAATTTTTATTGGATTCAACAACTGGAAACATCTCCAACAATGTTGGATCATCCGTGTATGCTGTCAATACTATTTTTTCTTTTTTAAACAGAAACATGTTCTTTCAAACTTTCTTTCAAAATCAATTTCAATTTATCTTTATCAAATTCAATGAACGGTGTGTACTTTTCAATTCTTCTTTTCCATGATGGCCAAACAACATCATCTGTTATTTTTTTAGACCACATAGGCAAGAAATTCATAATGTTATTAAGTATACACACCGTTTCAAAATTTATGGTACTGTAAGTCAACTCTTTTAAGAGTAACGGATACTGACCATCTTCTACCACCAACATTTCATTTGGTGATTGTGTTGCGTTGAGAAGACCTATTATATCTTGTTCGAATCTATAAGTCAAGCTCTGATTTCTTTTTTGCCATTGTTTATATGTTTCTTCACCTTCCAGATTGGCAATCTCACCAATCCAGTTGGATTCGGTAACGAGGAAGTTAGCCACATAAAAGTTCTTTAAGTCTTCCAGTTTGTATTTACGGGATAACTTATAGAATGTATACTTATCTTTCCTGATGGCAAAGTTATCTCTGGTAACGTTGGTCTTACCGTGATACTTAAAATAATCGTAGCTATCAGTAATAAAATGAAGTTTGATGGCATTATATAAAGCAAAGGCCGAGAAACCCGAACCTTCTTCAAGCGAGAAAATCATAACGGCAAAGAGGCACTTCTTTTCAATAGGTTTAATTCTTGGGCTTCTTCACGAATCTTGGCCTTCAAAGCATTGGAGACCAATAATGATGCAACATCGACCTCCATACCTGTCTGTTCACAATGGTGAATGATAGCATCCATATGTGTGGTACCCAAGGTGTATGACAGCTTGGAAATCATTTCACTAAAATCATTAATTTCTGTTTTCGTAGGCACGATTATCCTTTGGTATAAAAAATGTGGTTGCCAATCTTCTTCACAACTCTGATATTGGTCCAACCGGGGTTAACATAGACTGCATGGTAGAACATTGCCTTGGTTTTGGCAAGCTCTCTGTGCAATACTGATTCTGTTAATGCCCTTTTAGCAATGTACAGGCATTCTTCCCATGCATATGAATCTTTAACTGGATTAACATTCTCGCAAGTCCATGAGAATTGGCAGGTTGAACCAGTTTTCTGGTAAACAACGCCGCAAAAATCGGATGGATATCTCTTGCTGTTTGCACGATTGATTGTGACCTGTGCAACGGCCAATTTTCCTTCATGTGATTCTTTTGCTGCTTCGTAGTAAATGTTTTTAGCAATACAAAGAACCTGTTTATTAATATCTGCACCAACTTGTTCCTTAACTGAAGGTTCATATTGCTTGGCAGAAATGGGTATACATAACGAGGTAAATACAATCAATAAAGTTTTTGACAACTTCATTTGTTCTCCTTGTGTGTGTTTGGGGTTAGACCCCAACCCTCAAGACGATTTCTTGGTAACTTTTGGAAGTTCCATAGGAATGTTAGACACGAAACCATTCAAGGTTTGAGCCTTGCTGATAATTTCTGTTTCTGAGGGAGTTTGTGGTAAAGCCGGATGTAAAGGTGGTGTTTCACCTTTGGCTTTTGCGCTTTCACATTGTACGTGCCATTCAGATTGAATTCGGTCACGTTGAGCATTATATTCATCATATAACATATCTCTTGCCATTTTTAAAAGCTCAAGACGTATTTCAAAGGGTGTCATTGACATGGTTTTCTCCTGTGTGTAAAGTGTGTGGGGGTTTTTATTGGGAACCCATAACCCATTGTCTATTTAGAAGCCTACGGATACTGTAAGTCCTACTGCACGTTCCTGAATGTCTTGGTAGCTTTGGCTAACACCCAAACCAACAGATACTTTGCTGATAACTGGCATGTCGTAACTAGCAAATACTACGGATTGTTTTGGATTTGCGCTATCCCAATTTACACGGGTCTTAGCACCAGCCATGGCATAACCAGGACCAACCTTAACACCAGCGTTTGCGCCAACTAAACCATACTCATATGGCTTTGCACCAGCACCACCATTATCGAAACCAACACCAACGAATGGGCTGATACCGAAAACTGTCTTACCTGCGGTAAGTTCCAAGCTATTGAACATAGATTGGTTGTCATTGGTACGTGCATTACGATTTTGTAATCCAAGATTGAAACCACCCAATGAGGTACCAGCACGGACATATTGTGCGATACTTTGTTTGTTACTTACTCGGTCGGTAACTTGGTCAACACCATACGAAACAAAACCA